ACTTATGACGTATGGAAGTTCAAAGGCGGTGGCAATTGTCATCATCGTTGGAATAAACAAGTGTATGCAAGTTTTGAGGGTGTAGGCATTGATGTTAACTCTCCTAAAGCTAAACAAATTGCAGGTAAAAAAGCAGAGAAGTTTGGATACGTTGTTAAAAACAATGCTTTGGTATCTCAAAGACCAGTTGATATGCCTTACAATGGCTTTTTACCTACTAACCCTATTTACGGCAAGAAATAATGGCAACGGCACTACTAATCACAAGAGACGATATAGTTCGTTTTACCGCAGTCAACGGAAATGTAGATACTGATAAGTTCATTCAGTTCGTTAAGATTGCTCAGGACATCCACATACAAACATACTTAGGCACTAAACTACTTGAGAAGCTACAAACCTTGATTATTGCAGGAACGCTGACAGGTAACTATAAGACACTTACTGACACATACGTTAAGCCAATGCTCATCCATTGGAGTCTCGTTGAATATCTCCCTTTCGCAGCTTACACAATCGCCAACAAGGGCGTTTACAAGCACTCATCTGAGAACGCTGAAAACGTAGAGAAAAACGAAGTTGATTTCTTATTAGAAAAAGAGCGTCAGATTGCTCAACACTACACGGAGCGTTTCATTAGTTATATGTCTTTCAACCAAGATTTATTCCCTGAGTACAATCAGAACGTTGACCAAGATATGTACCCTGACACTACGAACAATTACACTTCTTGGTTTATATGAAAAAGAACAGACCAAAGGGTTTAAAGTATAGCCCTAAAAACACGAATGTAGAGAAGCTCCGTATTTATCTAAGCAAAAAGGAATCGAATGACTGAGTTTGTTACCATTGTAAAAAAATACGGCGTTACAGGCGTTCTTTGCTTATGGTTGTGGCATACGGATAACCGATTGAACAAAGTTGAGACTGCACTTTACGACTGCTACAAAGAGCAGAGTTTTAGACAAGCAACCAAAACACGAATAGACCTACCCGAAAAACTTTTAGCCGTATTGCCAAATGATAAAAGAACTAATAAACGAAACTCTAAAGCCTAACGGCAAATGGTCTATAAAAAGGCTATCCGCTTTTACGTCTTTTTGGATAGCGGTAATTTATGCGCTGATTCCGTTGTTTAAGCCTTTCAAAGTACACGAGTTTGTCTTTGTTGGTTTGCTTACTTACTCGGCAACTGCAATAGGTTTAACTGTATGGAGTAAAAAAATAGACAAATGATAACAACCGCACAAGCCTTAGCAAAATACGGACAACCCAACGAGACGGGAACGTATTTAACTACAATCAAATTACCATACCCAATGCGTATAGCGTGGGACTTAGACACCAAAGTAACAAAGATGCGTTGCCATAAACTTGTCGCAGATGCGTTTTTAAGCGTGTTTAACGAACTTTTAGCAACTTACGGATACGAACGTTTGGTAGAGTTAGGAATAGACCTTTACGGAGGATGTTTTAACTTTCGTAAAATGCGAGGCGGTTCGTCTTGGAGTAAGCACGCTTGGGGTATTGCAATAGACTTAGACCCTGCGAGAAATACTTTGAAAGAGACAAGTAAGACTGCACGCTTTGCACGTCCTGAGTACAAGCAAATGATTGACATTTTTTATAAACACGGATTTATTTCACTCGGTAAAGAAAAGAACTATGACTGGATGCACTTCGAGTATGCGAAATAAACTTATTCTGTCGCTTTTATTGGCAATACTTGCGACAAGTTGCTCGGTAAATTACCACGTTCGTAAAGCCTTTAAAAAAGGTTACAAATGCGATGAGGTTGCCGATACAATTCAAATAACTTCGGTTGACTCCATTCCGTACGTTTTAAGGGACTCTATTATGTGGGAAAGGGTATTAGTCCAAAAAGATACAATCGTTCGTTACAAGCGTTCTTTCGTGCCTCAAACGCGATTTGAGAAACGTATTGAGTACAAATTAAAACGAGATACCCTACGAATGATTGAAAAAGTAGAGGTCGTCAAATGGAAAACTGAAAAGCGCAAAAATCCTAAACCGAACATATTATTGTTAGTTTTAGGATTTTTGGTTGGTATGATAACCAACTGGCTACTGCGCAACTTTAAACCCACACTATGAGACAAACACGCTATCGCTTAAAATCAGATGAGGTAGAAATCATTGAACAATACAGAGCGATAAAAAAAGAATCTAACTCAATGGGGTTAGATGACAAGGACGTAAAACACGGATGGATAAAATCTAAGCAGGCGTCATTATTCTTTAAGAATCCGAACTTTAACGGACAAGAAGACAAGTTCAACGAGTTCAAAGATGAGTTGTTGGAAGAGATGGCAAAGCATAGTCCGTCTTACCCTACGATAACACGAACTCAAAGCGAAGAAGGACACTTGTTAGTCATAGACCCTGCTGACATCCACATAGGTAAACTATGCGATGCGTTTGAAACTGGAGAAGATTACAACTCTCAAATAGCCGTACAACGTGTTTTAGAAGGCGTACAAGGCATTTTAGACAAGTCCGCAGGCTTTCATATAGATAAGATTCTATTCGTTGGTGGAAACGATATTCTACACATAGATACTCCAAGACGAACTACAACCTCAGGCACTCCACAAGACACCGATGGGATGTGGTATCGTAATTTTCTAACCGCAAAACAATTATATGTTGACTTACTTGAAAAACTTATCGCTTTGGCTGATGTACATTTTGTGTTCAATCCTTCTAACCACGATTACACTCACGGATTCTTTCTTGCTGATTGTATCAAAACACATTTTCGCCAAGCTACAAACATTACTTTCGACTGCTCTCTTTCACATCGCAAGGCTTTTAGATACGGAGAGAACCTCATAGGAACTACTCACGGAGACGGAGCGAAACACGGAGACTTACCGCTTTTGTTAGCTACTGAGTTCCCTATGGATTGGAGCTTAACTAAACATAGGTACGTTTATATGCACCACGTTCACCACAAAATGTCTAAAGACTATCAAGGTGTTACCGTTGAATCATTGCGCTCACCATCAGGAGCGGATAGCTGGCACCACCGCAACGGTTATCAATATGCTCCGAAAGCTATAGAAGGATTCCTGCATCATAAAAAACACGGACAAATCGCACGTTTATCCCACATCTTTTAATATATTTGCATCACCTGCCACTATTCATAGCGTAAGAGCCTTCTTAATTGGGGGCTTTTTTGTTGAATATAGTATACCTAATCGGGTATAAACCGACTAAACACACATTATATTGCACCTTTTCGGGTACAAAATCAGGGTAAAACCTTAAAACGTGAAAAAAACTTTTCGTCTACAACCCTTGTAAAATAAGGAAATCTAAAAAAATGTTAAAAAAAGTTGTTAAAAAGTTTGCTATGTTTATATTTGTGTATATCTTTGTAAGGTCAATAAGGCACAACATTAAAACAAAACGCTATGAAAACAACAACTTACACTTACGAAACATCTAAAGGAACTAACGTAGAAACTTTTACTTCTACTGGATATGTTACACTTGTTCAAAACGGAGTATTCAAATACGAACACCACTTTGGTAGCCACGTTTTAAACTTGCAAGAGCAACTATTACTTTCTGAATTAGAAAATAGAAACATTAAATACTCAAAACAAGTAAACTAATAAATAACGAGGGGTGCGACTCGGTAACGCACATTAATTTTAAACGCTATGACAAAGGACGAAATTTTAGAACTAATCTTCAACGAAGAACGAGAGCTTTACGAAGATTACCAATATGCTATAAGAGTATATGGTTACGATGACAAAACCACTCAAAGAATGGGTGCAGAGTGGAGCGCAGTATGTACATTAAAAGATAAAATTTTTGACAATGAGAACAATTAACAAGTATTCGTTTTTGTTTAAGGACTTGAACACGGACGAAAAGCAAATTTTAGGAAGCGGAGTAGTATTTATCTTAGGTACTATCTTCTTTATTTACTTACTTGGTACGGCAACACCGCACCGCCAAGATGCAAAAACACGGAACTACCAAACCTATTTCAAGCCTAAGTACGAACTACCAAAGTCTTACGCTAAGTATTCGAACCACGTTTATAACTCTAAATTCAAATAAGATGATTGTTACAGAACTAAAAGACTTTGAGGTCTACAGAAACACGGACAAGAATTTTGTGTACTTATTCGTTACTCTTTGGGATGAAGGCGACACGGACACGAACGCCGAAATCTTAGCCGAATACGAAATAGAAATTTACGACTCTTATTCTAATTACAAAATCACTAAAAAGAACTACAATGAAATCCTTACAATCAAACAAACGCAAGACTGCGATGACTACCTTGAAAAAATCTACGAAGCAAACACCTTTGAAGATGCCTATGTTGAAGAATACAACGATGAGGGGACTTGGTGGTTCATTTAGAGACTACCAACTCAATAGGTACTGGGATAACTTTAACTTTGGTCTTTACAACCGAATTTGTGAAATAAAAATGCAAGAGCTATGACACCTAAAGAAAAAGCAATAGAGTTATATGAAAAAATGCTTAGGGTTGAATATCCTTTAGCTGCTAAACATTGCGCATTGATTGCAGTTGATGAAGTAATTGAGGCTTTACACGAGCATCATTGGCAAAATAGACTAATAATAGATTATTGGGAAGAAGTAAAACACGAATTAGAAAAGCTATGAGATACAAACTAACATACAAAATAGGACTGGCAGTAGTTCAGGAATGGATACTAACCTCGCAGTCTTTAGCCTATTGGAAGAAGCACGATTTGCTTGTTTCAGGCAGATACAATGACGGAAAATTTATAGTAACACCAATTGAATCAATATGACAAAATTAGAACTCATAGAACAAATTATACAAGAACAAGAATTGAACATACCAAACAGGAAAAGAGAATTAGTATATAGAAGATTCTACTTGTTTAATGAATTGTATAAGCTAAAATTTACGCTTGGTAAAATAGGAGATATGTTTGGAGGTAAAAATCACGCTACAATTTTACACGGTATTCGCCAACATAAAATTCTTTTAAAATTTGGATACGAAGACTACAAGATAGCTACTAA